AACGTCAGAGGCGCGCGTTGCGCTGACTGCTCGCCAAGAGTCATTCATCGATGAGTATCTGGTGGACCTGAATGCCACGCAGGCTGCTATCAGGGCCGGATACAGCGAGAAAACGGCGAGACAGATAGGGGCGGAGAACCTGTCAAAACCGTACATTCAGTCGGCCATCGCCGAGGCCAGGCTGCGCCAACAAGAGCGCACAAGCATCACTGCTGACCGCGTTCTACGGGAGGTGGCCCGGCTTAGCTTCTACGACCCACGCCGATTCTTTCGAGATGACGGCTCTCCATTGGGCATCCATGAGCTTGATGACGATACCGCCGCGGCGCTGGCCGGTATGGATGTGCAGGAGGTTTACGAAGGGAGCGGCGAGAGCCGGCAGTTCATTGGGTACACGAAGAAGTACAAGCTGCCGGACAAGGGTGCCAACTTGGAGCGCCTGATGAAGCACCTGGGACTGTTTGAGCTCGACAACAGCCAAAAGACCGATCCGCTGACCAGCTTGCTGCACGCCATCACCGGCGGCAACTCCAGCGGGTTCAAGCCCGTTGCCCACGACCCTGAGCACGATGACGAATGACGGCCGCGCTCGCCAGTCCGCCCCAGGCTGAGGTGCATGACACCCCGCTGCTACCGCTGCCCACCAATGCGGAAGAGCTGGCGCGCTGCCTGGCTGACCCGGAATGGCGCCTGTTCTCGGGCTGCTTATACAAGATCATGGTCAAGGGTGACGACGAGATCGCGCCCGACGGCACAGTGGTACCGTCTGAATCGTTCGTGATGCCATTCAAGCCGAATAGGGCGCAGCGGCGATTCATCCGGCGTCTGTGGCACCGCAACCTGATCCTGAAGGCCCGCCAGCTGGGGTTTACCACCCTGATCGCGGTCATGTGGCTGGATCATGCGCTGTTCAATGCCGACCAGCGCTGCGGGATCATCGCCCAGGATCGGGAGGCCGCCGAGGCGATATTCCGCGACAAGGTGCGGTTCGCCTACGAGAACCTGCCGACCGAGATCCGCGAACGGTTCCCTCTGGCTCGCGACAGCGCCGTGGAGCTGCTATTCGCTCACAACAACAGCAGCGTGCGCGTGGCCACCTCCATGCGTTCCGGCACCATCCACCGCCTGCATGTCTCCGAGTTCGGGAAGATCTGCGCCAAGTTCCCCGATAAGGCGGCCGAGGTAGTCACTGGCTCCATCCCGGCGGTGCCAACCAACGGCATCCTAGTCATCGAGAGCACGGCAGAGGGCAGGGAAGGCGAGTTCTTCAAGATGGTGCAGCTGGCGGAGGCCAACCACGCCAGCCGGAAGCTGCTCACCCCCCGCGACTACCGCTTCCACTTCTACGCATGGTGGCAGGAGCCCAAGTATCGCCTCGACGCCACCACGGTGCCGATTACCCGGGAGGAACACGATTACTTCGATCTGGTCGAGGCCACCGTCCGCCGGGATATGGGGATCGAGCTCACCATCGACCCCGACCAGCGCGCCTGGTACGTGGCCACGAAGCGTGCCGACTTCTCGGGCGCCGAAGAGAAGATGTGGCAGGAGTACCCCAGCTTCCCTGCCGAGGCGTTCCAGATCAGCACGGAGGGGAACTACTACGCCAAGGACATGATCGCGTTGCGCAAGCGCGGTGGCGTCACCCGGGTGCCGCGGCTGGATCTGCCCGTGAATACCTTCTGGGACATCGGCAACAGCGATGGCGTGGCGATCTGGTTCCATCAGGAGTTGCGCGGGGAGGACCGCTTCATCGACTACTACGAGGCGCACAACGAGGATCTGAACCACTACGTCGCGGAGCTGCGTAAACGCGGCTACGTGTTCGGGCGGCACTACCTTCCGCACGACGCTGACCACCGCCGCCTGAGCGATACCAACCGCAGCACGCTCGACATGCTGCAGGATCTGATGCCCGGCGAGAAATTCTCGGTCGTGCCGCGCATCACTGAGCTGATAACTGGCATCCAGCAGACGCGCAAGCACCTGAAGGGCGCCTATTTCGATGAGGTCGCCTGCGACAAGGGCATCAAGCGCATTGAGGGCTACCGCAAGAAGTTCTCCCGCGCGGAGAGCCGGTACATCGACCAGCCCGACAAGAGCAACGGCTGCAGCGAGGGGGCCGACGCCCTGCGGCAGTGGGCCCAGGCGAAGGAGCTGGGGATGCTGGACGGCAGAGCGGGCCACGACACCTACCAAGAGGCTGAGGCGCCCGACTGGCGCCTCTGACGGGAGCTACCCATGCAACTGGACCACACCGATGACATCGGCCGCCAAGAGCTCGGCGTGCATGAGTATGCCGAGATCATCAACGAGATCGAGGAACAGCCCTACTGGCGCCGCACCGCGGACAAGGAGATGGACTACGCGGATGGCAACCAGCTGGACAGCGAGCTGCTGAGGCGGCAGCAGGAGCTGGGCATACCGCCGGCGATCGAGGATCTGATCGGGCCGGCGCTGCTGGCGATCCAGGGCTACGAGGTGGCCACCCGCCGGGACTGGCGCGTGACGCCGAACGGCGAGCCGGGCGGTCAGGATGTGGCCGACGCCCTCAACTACAAGCTGAACCAGGCCGAGCGCAAGTCGAAGGCGGATCGGGCTTGCGGGCAGGCATTCCGGCCCCAGATCGGGTGCGGCATCGGCTGGGTGGAGGTGGCCCGGGAGTCCGACCCCTTCAAATACCCGTATCGCTGCACCGCCATCCACCGCAACGAGATCCACTGGGACATGCGGGCGCAGGAGCCGGACCTGTCGGATGCCCGTTGGCTGCGCCGCCAGCGGTGGCTGACGGCCGATCGCATCATGCTGCGCTTCCCCCAGCACCGCGACCTGATCCGCATGTGCAACGTCAAGGGGCCGAGCTGGTGGAGCGAGATCGACAGCACCGACCTCGATGGCGGCATGAGCACCGGGCTCCAGAATGGCTGGCACGAGGGCCGGGCTTGGACCCATCAGGAACAGCGGTGGTACAACCCCACCAACAAGGAGCTGTGCTTGGCCGAAGTCTGGTATCGGCGCTGGGAGACGGTGCCGGTGCTCCGCACCCGCGCCGGCAGGGTGGTGGAGTTCGATGAGAACAACATGGCCCACGCCATCGCCGTGGCCAGCGGCACCGCGCAGGTGGAGCATGCAACCGTGGCCAGGGTGCGCCGCAGCTACTGGCTGGGACCGCATCGCCTCTACGATGGCCCGACCCCCTACGCACACCGCCACTTCCCCTATGTGCCTTTCTGGGGCTTCCGCGAGGACGCCACCGGCATCCCCTATGGCTACGTCCGGGCCATGAAATACCCCCAGGACTCGCTGAATTCAGGCCAGAGCAAGCTGCGCTGGGGCATGAGCGTCACCCGGGTCGAGCGCACCAAGGGCGCCGTGGCAATGACCGACGCCCAGCTGCGCCGGCAGGTGGCTCGGCCCGATGCTGACATCGTGCTCGACCACGAGCACATGCGGCAGCCGGGCGCCCGGTTCGACGTGAAGCGCGACTACCAGCTGACCGACCAGCACTACCAGATGCTGCAGGACAACCGGCAGACCATCGAGCGGGTCTCGAACCTCACCAGCGGCTTCATGGGCCGGGAGGGCACTGCCCGCAGCGGGCTGCAGGAGCAGACCCAGGTAGAGCAGTCGAACCAATCGCTGGCGATGATGATGGAGAACTTCAGGGAGGCGCGCACCCAGGTGGGCGAGCTCCTGCTGTCGATGATCGTCGAGGATCTGGGCAGCCAGCAGCACACCATCGTCATCGAGGGCGATGCGGTGCGGGCAGACCGCGCCGTGGTCATCAACAAGCCGGAAGTGGACCCGGAGACCGGCTACACCTACCTGTCGAACGACCTGCAGCGGACCCGGCTCAAGGTGGCGCTGGAGGATGTGCCGAGCAGCAGCAGCTACCGCAGCCAGCAGCTCAACGCGCTCACCGAGGCCATCAAGCCGCTGCCGCAGGAGTATCTGGCCGCCGCCATTCCGTTCCTCACCAGCCTCATGGATGTGCCGTTCAAGAAGGATCTCATCGAGTCGTTCCGGGCAGTGGGGGAGACCCCGACCCCGGAGCAGATCGAGCAGCAGATCCAGCAGGCGGTGCAGCAGGCTCTCAAGGATGCGGGCCACGACCTCAAGGAGCGGGAGCTGGAGCTCAAGGAGCGCAAGGCCACCAGCGAGGTGAAGGAAATCGATGCCCGGGCGGTGCAGATCGGTGTGCAGGCCGCCTTCAGTGCTATGCAGGCCGGCGCTCAGGTGGCGCAGATGCCGATGATTGCCCCGATCGCCGATGCGGTCATGCAGGGCGCCGGCTACCAGCGGCCGAACCCCGCCGGCCACGATCCCAATTTCCCGGTTCCCAGCGAGACAGCAGCCATGGACATCCGCAGCCCCTACACCCAAGGCGAGGGCGCGGAGCTCGGCAGCGAGCAGCTGGGCGACCTGGCAGAAGTCAATCAGAACACCAGCCCACAGTTCCCGCCAGTGCCCGACGACGGCGCTTCGCCGATGCAGGGCATCGAGACACCCACCACGGCAGATAACCTGCCAGCAGGAGCTACACCATGACGATCAATCGAGAATTGCCGCGCTACCGATGCCACAAGGAGGTGTGGGCATTGAAAATCAAATCCATCGAGCACCTGCCCAACCCGGAGCCGGGTCGCTGCGCTGCAGCAAGCTACGGCGCGGTGCTGACCCCGGAAGATGGCCGTTACGCGCCCTTCGAGGTTTCAGACGACTACATGATGAAGCACCGCCCGCAAGCAGGTGGTTACTACGTGCTCTACCAGGGCGGCTACCAGTCCTATTCACCTGCCGACGCATTCGAGGGCGGCTACACACCTATCTGACGCTTCCACCTCGGACCTTGCTCGCTACGGCGGGCTTTTTTCGCTCGCGATTTAGCGACCCCCTGTAGGGCTGGATGGTTTCTGGCGCCCACACGAACATCCGCGGCAAGTCGAGCCATTGGCTCGGTGAAGCGCGGGCAGGGCTTCCCTGCACTGCTGAACCCCTTGCGGCCACGGCGATATGTGGTGGGACAGGCATGACGAATAGCGCACAAGCAGAGTTTATCCAGTCGCTCAATGGCGAGCTGACACCCGAACAAGCGGCCCATCTTCTGGAGATGGGCGAGGGCGATACCGGCGCAGCGCCGGACATTGGAGGCGAGCCCGCAGCCTCCCGCGTTGAAGGTGAGACAGCCAAGCCTGAGGGCGAAGCAAGCAACATCGAATCGACGGCAAATGCCGGCAACCCGGACGCCGGCAAGGGCACTGCGACCGAGGAGCTGCCCGAGGGGCTGACCCCGGAAAACGCCGTGATCCTGGCCAAAGACGGCAAGCACACCATCAGCTACGACAAGCTGGTGGAGGCTCGCCAGAGCTCGCAGGAGTGGAAGGCCCGGGCCGAGGCCGCGCAGGCGGAGCTCGAAGCGCTGCAGGCAAAGGCGCAAGCTCGCGCCGACGCCGGCGAAGCGCCAACGGCGGTGGACAACCAGGTGGCGACCGCGCAAGCCGCGATCGACGCCGGTATCGACCCCGCCATCTTTGGCGACTTCTCGGAAGAGGCGCTGGCCAAGGGCATTCAGACGCTGGTGGATCAGCGCGTAGCGGCCGTGATGGCGCAGGTAGACGCGAAGCTCAGTCCCATCGAGCAGCGCGTTGCCACCGACGCCACCGAGGACCACTACAAAGCGATCTACGAGGCGCACCCTGACGCCGACTCCATTGTCGAGAGCAAGGAGCTGGCCGACTGGATCGCCTCGCAACCCAGCTTCACGCGGGCGGGCTACCAGGCGGTGCTGGAGGGCGGCACCACACAGGAAGTGATCGAGCTCTTCGATTCGTTCAAGCAGGCAACTGGATTGACTCAGGCGGCTGCCGGCCAACCCGATCCTGAATCGGTGAAGGCGGCAGCGAAAGCGGCCATCGCAAAGGCGACGCCGCCGGTACCGGCCAGCCTCTCGGACTTCCCCGGGGGCGCCATCGGTCCCGGTTCGCGCGACGAGGCGATGGCCGGAATGACCGGGCAAGAGCTGCTGGGCGCCATGGAGAACATGACCCCCGAGCAGATCGAGACCTATCTGAATCGGCAGCTCTGACGAGCGCCTGAGTACAGCGGAGACTATTCATGTCTGCTAAGACCCACGCCGCATATGGCGACCAAACCAACATGGTGCAACAGGCGGCCGGCCTGTTCGCCACCCACATGCAGCGCAACAGCACGCTGAACCGCCTCACCGGCAAGATGCCGAAGGGCGAGGCCGGCGCTGTGGCCACCCTGCGCAAACAGACCACCCAGCACATGCCCATCGTGCGCTGCCAGGATCTCAGCAAGGGCAAGGGCGATGAGGTGGAGTTCCACCTGCTGAACCCGGTCGGCGCCAAGCCGATCATGGGCAGCCGCTACGCGGAAGGCCGCGGCGTCGGCATGAAGCTCTCCGAGGATCGCCTGCGGGTGAACCAGGCGCGCTTCCCGATCGACCTGGGCGATGTGATGAGCAGCATCCGCAGCCCGGCCGACTTCCGCCGCCTGGGCCGCCCCGTCGCGCAAAGCCTCATGGATCGCTACGCCGACCAGTCCCTGCTGGCGCACATGGCGGGCGCCCGGGGCTTCCACGACAACATCGAGTGGGTGGTCCCCACGGAGAATGATCCCGACTTCGCCGAGATCATGGTCAACCCGGTGAAGGCGCCGACCAAGAACCGCCACTACGTCGCGGACGGCGCGGGCATCAAGGAGTTCGCGGTCAACGCGGGCGAAATCGACATCACCTCCACCGACCTGTTCAAGATGGACGTGGCCGATGCGATCCGCACCACCATGGAGCAGATCGCGCTGCCGCCCCCCATCGTGAAGTTCGAGGGCGACGAGGCGGCCGACGATTCGCCCCTGCGCGTGCTGCTGGTCTCCCCGGCGCAGTACAGCGGATTCGCCACCGATAGCTCCTTCCGCCAGCTGCAGGCATCGGCCCTGGCTCGCGCCTCCCAGGCGAAGAACCACCCGATCTTCCGCGGCGATGTCGGCCTGTGGAACGGCATCCTGATCGTGAAGATGTCGCGCCCCATCCGCTTCTACGCGGGCGACACCATCCGCTACTGCGCCAGCGCCACCAGCGAGACCGAATCGACCTGCATCGTGCCCAGCAGCTTCGGCACCACCCATGCGGTTGACCGGGCCATCCTTCTGGGCGGCCAGGCGGTGGCGGAAGCCTTCGCGGCGCACAAGAAGTCGGCGGTGCCTTTCTTCTGGAGCGAGAAGGAGCTCGACCACGGCGACAAGGTGGAGCTGCTGCTCGGCACCATCCGGGGCGTTTCCAAGATCCGGTTCGAAGTGGATACCGGCAACGGGAAGGAGATCACCGATTACGGTGTGACCGTCATCGACACCGCCGTGCCGATCATCGGCGCCCGCAAGTGATGCGACGGGCCGGGTAACACCGGCCCCCAGCTCTCTCGCTCAAATTTCAGGAGGCCAACATGGCTACCGTAAAGCTCAACAACTCCCGCGCCGGGCAGTTCGGCGGCGTGTCCCCCTTCGGCAACAAGACCTCGCTGGCATTCCGTCTGCAGACAAACGCCAGCGGCGGCGCCGTCGATGCCGATTCCAGTGCTGCGCTCGAATCTGGCGATGTGGTGGATCTGGGCCTGCTGCCCGCCGGTATGCGCCTGGAGGACGCCAGCGCGTTCATCACCACGGCCATGACCGCCAGTGTCACCGGCTCCCTCGGCTTCAAGTACGAGGATGGCGTGGACGATGCGGCGGTCCCCCAGGATGCCGCGTACTTCTTCAGCGCCAAGAGCCTCGCCACCGCCGCCCGGCTGCGTGCGGACGGGTCGAAGCTGGTCACGCTGCCGAAGCCCGCGCGGCTGATCCTGACCACTGGTGGCGCTGATAACGCGAAGGCCAGCGACATCAAGATCGTGGTATCGGGCGAGCTCATCGGCCGGCGGTAAACCACCAAGGCCGGTTCGCCGGCCTTTCTGTTCTTCGAGGCGACCATGAAAGAGACGATCGCGCGCGTAGCGCATGAGATCAATCGCGCCTACTGCGCGTCCATGGGCGACGACTCGCAGCTGCCCTGGGAGGAGGCGCCCGAGGCGCAGCGTGCCAGCATCATTGCGGGCGTCGAGATGCACCTGGGCAACCCAGATGCCACCCCCGAGCAGTCCCACGCCGCCTGGCTGGAGCGCAAGCTGGCCGAGGGCTGGGTTCACGGCGAGGTGAAGGATGTCGAGGCCAAGGTGCATCCCTGCTGCGTGCCATACGAGCAGCTGCCCGCCGAGCAGAAGGCCAAGGATTATCTGTTCCGGGCCGTGGTGCATCAGGTCGAACGACTGGTGGGGGCGCAGCAGGCCGCGCCGACTGTGGAGCCCGCCGCAGCGCCGGCCACACCAATCGGCTTTGTTGCCGTCACCTACATCGGCCGCCGCGAGAGCTGGACCGACCGACTCTACGGCTCCGGGCTGACCTTCCGGCAGGGCCAGACCCGCAGCGTCCCCGGCAAACTGGCTCGAGACTTCCTGCGCCATCGCGATGTTTTTGAGGAGGCTGCCGAGGCCCCAGCCGAGCCGGCGCCCCATGCCACCGCAGACGATGACACCGCCGAGCAACTGAATCGCGCCAAGCAGCGGGAGCAGGCGCAGCAGGTCGAGCAGACCAATGTGCAGGACGTGATGGATGCGGTGAACCAGATGGACAAGGAGGCCCTGCAGGATTTTGCGTACAAAAACTACCAGCAGAAGATCCCCAAGACCCTCTCGCTGGAGAACATGCGCGCGAAGGCCATTCAGTTGATTGACCAGTTCGGTGTGGTATGACGCTCGACGAGCTGATCGCCCGGGTACGGCTCGATGCTGATGACAGGGTTCAGCCGTACCTGTTCGAGCGCGAGTGGCTGGTGGATTGGCTCAACGAGGCGGTGGAAGAGGCGTGCCTGCGGGCCCGGTTGATCCATGAGAGCACCCTGGAGGCGGTTTGCCGTATCAACCTGGAGGCGGATCGATCGGTCTACCCGCACCACGCTTCGCTCTACGAGATCACCCATATCGCGCACCGGGCGGATGGTGCCGACCGCCGCACCCGGGTCAGGCTGACCTCCACCGAAGAGCTCGATCATCGCGTGCGGGATTGGCGCGACCTGCCACATGGCGTGCCGCTCTACGCCGTGCAGGACGATCGCCGCGTGCGGCTGGTGCCTACGCCGGCCGTCCGAGGCGTGCTGG